CGAATACATGATCGCATCGGACAACCTTGCAGCAGACAACCTGCTTGCCGCTGCAAACTCGTCAGGCGTATGGGACGGAACTCCAGAAGACTTCCTAAAGTCCGTTTACGATGCAGCCAATGACGTGTCAAGCGGTCGTAACTGGATGCCGACACACATGTTCGTTTCCGTTGACGTATGGGCACAGCTCGGACAACTTGTGGACTCAAGCAAGCGTCCATTGTTCCCATTCATCGGAGCAGGCCTCACAGGTCAGAACGCACTTGGCAACGCATCTGCAACATCGTGGAACGGCAACCCAATCGGATTGCAACTTGTAGTTGACAGCAACTTCGCTGCCAAGACCATGATCATTACCCGTGTTGGTCAAGGCCAAGGCGACGCATTCGAGTTCTACGAATCAATCCGTGGCCTCATGAGCGTTGAACAGCCGTCAGTTTTGGGTCGTCAATTCTCATTCCATGGATACGTCAGCACCTTTGCTGCAATCGGTGGCATGATTCGCAAGATCACCCAGGCTTAGTAGAAAGGCGGCTTAACCGCCATGGCTACTTACACAGTTACTAACAAGTACCTGATTGACAACTTTGCCGTACTGCAACTCCTGACCCCCAGCGAGATTGCAGTCGGCAGTTCAATCACGGTCGCTGGAGTTGACGCAACATTTAACGGCACTTACTCGGTGCGCGCATTGCCACAGTATTTGTTTCTGGGCATTGATACGCAGGGCGATCTGCTTTACGACTATCAGGTGCCAATTGCCGATCAGGTGCTTTACGCCAAGACAGCAAACGATGTCGAGCGTGTTGCGGCGTCTGGAACTGTTGCCAATGACCCTGTTTGCACATGGGTGACGGCCGCGCAGGTCATGACCTATTTGGGCATCACGATTACCAACCCATCGGACGATTACACGTTGCTCACGCAATCGGTGTCGGCAGGCAACCAGTTCTGTTATCGCAGGCGTCAAGAGTCGGGCTACATAGACTCTCTAACGACCTCTCCTGGCGGTGACGCCACATTGGGCACTTTGATGTATTGCGCCGCTCTGTGGCGCTCTAGGGGCTCAATAGAGGCAACCTACGCCACGTTTGACGGCATGGGTTCGGCACCACAGCAAAGCCTGACCCCGATCGTCAAGCAGCTGCTTGGCATCCCTCGTCCAGCGGTTGCCTGATGTCGTACACCGACCTGTTCAACGAAGCGATTGATGATGTCACCGCAACGCTGACCGCGGTGACTGGACTCCGTGTAATAAATGATGCAACCAAACTTGTCGCCAACTCGGTGTATTTGGATGCGCCAAACTTTACGACTATCGCAGGCAACGGCAACGTGGTGCGCCTCGAGTTCCCCGTCAAAGTAATCGGCTCGGGGCCAGCAGGTCTGCCGGTACTGCGTCAGATTCTTAGCATCGTTGCAACCGTGCTTGGCTCCAAAATCATCGTGATGGGTGGCCGTCCGTCAAGCCTTGAGATCGGTGGCGCGTTGTATCCGTGCTACGACCTTGATTGCGCTATCCAAGCCCAGACTTCGTAATCCACAACTAAGCAACACAAATCATCTACTATCAGAACATAACCTAAGGAGCATTTATGGCCAGTAGCACTTACCTCTCGAACCCAGTCCTCACAATTAACAGCGTTGATCTGACCGACATGTGCAGCGCAGCAACATTGACCTATCTAGTTGAAGCACTTGAAGACACCGCGTTCGGCACCAACTCACGCAGTTACACCGCTGGCCTTGTCAACAACGAAGTCACCTTGACGATGTACGCATCGTTCGCAGCAACCGAAACTTACGCAACGTTGTTCCCGTTGGTTGGCACTAAGACCAACATCACCTTGACCCCAGCGTCAGGTGCAGAGTCAGCAACTAACCCAAAGTTTATTTTGACTGGTTGCTACCTTGAGTCGTTGCCAGTTATTAACGCATCCCTTGGCGAGTTGTCAACCTATGACATTACGTTCATGGGTGGCGCGCTGACATTGGATACCACCAACCCGTAATCAACGGCTCCAAGCCGACATAGGAGAAACATGAAAATCAAGTTGCAGTTAAAGCGCACGCCCGACAGCGCACCCGAGTATTACTACACAAACCTGTTTGTAGTTACTGAATGGGAACGGCTTGAGCGTCGCAACATTCAGCAACTATCAACAAATCCGCTGTACAGCGATTATTGCTGTTGGATGCACACGATCTTGAAACTTAAAGGTGAGCAGGTCGGCGACAACTGGCGGGAATGGATTAGCAAAAACCCAGAGCTGGAGATCATTCCGGTATTGGACGAGACAGACCCAAACCCTACGGACGCGGCACCTACCGCCGCCAACTAGCAGAGATTTTGGTCGCGGTCGGTTGGTGGCCTAGCGACATTGTGTTTGACGCTCGAGATATAGCAACGGTCATTAAAGTGCTTAACGAGGCAAACAAAAAACGGAGATAACGTGGCGGAAGTATCGGCAAAGATTGAGGTCGTAGGGCTTAAGGATGCCTTAAAGACCCTTAACAAGATTGACAAAAACCTGCGCCGAGAAATTACAACAAGTTACAAACAGATTGTTAAGCCTGTTATTGACGATGCGAACAAACTTGTGCCTACTGGCGTTCCGTTGTCTGGTATGGCGCGCAACTGGCAAACCCGATCAGGGTTTCAGATCTTGCCGTGGATACCTGGCATGAAACAAAAGATTGCTGCCAAGATCAATACTCGAGCGATCAAGGAATACAGCGGAAACAAAACCAATGTGGGCACCTTTGGCATCCAATGGAAAGGCGCAACTGGCACCATGTTTGACACGTCCATGGCTGGCTCATTAGGGCGCGCGCTAACTGCACGCTATGGCAGTCATTCGAGAGTAATGTGGAAAGCGTACGAGCAACGCCAAAATGATGTCATGTCCGAGATGGAGCAACTGGTCAAGCGCGTCATGGATGAAGCGAACAGAGAGACCGCGTAATGGCAATCAATATCCCGATTATTTCAGAGTTTGACGGCAAAGGGATTAAAAAGGCTATTGCCCAATTTAAGCAACTAGAAACGACATCCGAGAAAGCCCAGTTTGCAATTAAGAAGGCGGCGGTGCCGGCAGCTGCCGCGCTTGGCGGTTTGGCGTTGGCGCTTGGTGACGCAACCAAGGCCGCAATGGAAGACCAGCAAGAGCAAGCGGCATTAGCCCTAACCTTGCAAAATGTGACTGGCGCTGGCGCTGCACAGACCGCACAGATTGAAGATCAGATCAGCGCAATGTCTCGAGCGTCTGGTATTGCTGACACCGAGTACCGCAAGAGCCTTGAAGCTTTAGTGCGCGGTACAAAAGATGTTGATCTTGCCATGAAGGATATGAACCTTGTCATGGACATCAGCACAGCGTTGCAGATGGATTCCAGCACCGTTGCTGACGCGCTTGCCAAGGCATACCAAGGCAACTTCAAGGCGCTTCGAGGGTTGACGCCAGAGATGGCAACAATGATTAAAGAGGGCGCAAGCCTAAACGAAGTCATGGACGTGCTTGGCGGAACGTTCGGCGGTGCTACCGCTGCAAGCGCAGAGACCGCAGCAGGCAAAATGAAGATTCTGTCTAACTCCATCGGCGAAACCAAAGAGTCAATTGGCGCCGCGCTCTTGCCAGTAGTTGAGGCCGTGCTCCCGATACTTAACAAGTTTGCTATGTGGGCACAAGACAACCCACAAGCATTCCTAGCAATTGCTGGGGCTATCGGAGCAGTAGCCGCCGCAATCGTTGTTACAAACATAGCCATGGCGCTTAACCCGTTTGCCCTGATCGCTGCCGGCATCGCATTGTTGGTAGTTGCGCTTGTTACCGCGTACAACAAATTTGAATGGTTCCGTGACGGCATTAAAGCAATTGTCAACACCGTGATCGGGTTTTTTGCTGGCATGGTTAACGCTGCAATTGGCGCGGTTAACGCAATTGTGAGCGCCTACAACTCAATTCCTTTGTTGCCTGATTTGCCTAAAGTGCCAAACTTGCCTGTGCCACAGATTGGCGGAACACCGACACAAGTTGCTGGGCGTATGAATCTTCCGCGCTTGGCCGAAGGTGGCATCGTGTCAAGTCCTACGCTTGCCCTGATCGGTGAGGCTGGCCCCGAGGCAGTCGTGCCTTTAGATCGCATGCAATCTGGTGGTGGTATCACTATCAACGTCACAGGCGGTCTTGCCACAAGCGCAGAAATCGGTGAATCGGTTGTTAACGCCTTGCGCGCCTATTCGCGTTCCGCTGGGCCGTTGCAGTTACAGGTG